TCAGTCTATTTCGTCGAGAATATTTAGTGTCTTAGTCTCTTCGGATTGTTGCTTATCGCGTAATAAGTGTGCATAAATTTCTTGTGTAATTGTCACATTAGAATGACCAAGCCGCTTCGATGCATAATTAATATCAACACCTTTTGATAGTAAATATGAAACATGTGAGTGACGGAGGCCATGCACAGATACAATATTTTCAAAGCCGAGTTCAATTTCAATTCGTTCCAACCATGTATTATTGATGGTAGCCCAACGACGACCATCAAATAATTCTTTGGCATCATTCCATTCTGACTTTGAATTAACAAATTTTTTATAGTTACCAAAGAAACGATCTGGCATAGCAATTGTCCGAACAGATGACTTGGTTTTTGGGGTCGTTGACTCGCCAGAGCGTTGCTTGGTCTTTGTGACGCTGATAGTATGTGCATCAATATCAATATCATCACGGGTCAGCGCTAAAGCTTCACCAGCACGTAACCCAGATAGTGCGATTAAATAAATCATGAATGATGTACGCCACTTAATTAGCTTATCGCTCTTTTCGATGTAATTGAGAAGCTTGTTAAATTCATCAACTTGAAGAAATTTTTCATCAGCAGACTTCGACTCCGCACCTGGGATTATAACGCCATAGGTGGGATCGGCAGGTATTAGGCCATCGTGAAATGCTTGCATCAATATTTGTTTCATGATTTGGTGACGTTTCATAACCGACTTGCGTTTCATACCTTTAGAATAATCGTTTAGGAACGCTTGATATTTTTGTCGAGTAATTTGGTCTAATGTTGTGTTATTGAAGTAGACATCAACAACAAATTTTCGAACAGCATGCCACGCCTCACGACTATTTTCTTTAAGTCCAGCACCAAAACGAAGTTGCTGGTACTCGTCAAAATAATCACTGAATAAGGTGAGGGTACCTTTTTTAAGTGTTGGGTTTCCATTGGTAACAGAGTATTCAGCAGCCCATGCCTCAGCTTCTTTCTTTGTCTTGAAACCACGTTTACCTTTTTTACGATATTTTCCAGAAGCGTCTTTGAATGATATTTCAACGCGCCAGCCAGTATTGGTTTTATACACTGACATTAGTTTAAACCTAACCTTCCTATAAAAGTAAAAGGCAGTTTAACGACGTACCCGGGTCGTAGGTGACATAATTACTCACTGTTAACAATAAATATGTATCACTTATTGTCAGACATTTTGATCTGCTATACGCACACTCCTTGCTTGGCGACGGGAGTGTGCGTGTTTTTTAAATAAGGACTAAAATCTTGATATTGTGTACAAAAAAGTGTTATTATCTTTATAAGATAAAACGACTACTTAGTAGTGACTGCTTGTCGTCTGGTCGATAGCCTTGGTTGAATTCATTCAACCGGGGCTATTTTTTTAAACTCTAGTGGACCATTAACGAGCAGATCATACGCTACGAACAGTCTTCGGTACGCAGTTCGTATTCCGTTACTGTCAACACCGGATTGAAAGTTAGCAATAAACCTTGGCAGAGCTGTGGATAGAATAAACGACTTAATTTCATCAGAATGATTTCGTATTCCTTTTATGATCCACTTAATTCGATTTGCTTCGCTGATGGTTTGATCGTTCCAAATATCGTTTATTGGAGCATTTAAATTATTAGCCAGCGCTTTTGGAATACCTGTGTTAGCAATTAAACCATCTAATGTTGGAGTCTTTTGTATCCTTGTCTGTATCTTACGTTTTTCGTCCTTTGTTAGTCCGATGTCTCCGGCCGATTCAATCCGTCTTAGAAGTCTAAGATATGGTAAGTTTGCATTTGGCTGCTGTTGAGCCAAAAATCGAGCGGCGACTTGAATAGCCGTATTGTCAGACTCATTCAAATAGTCTGTTAGGTAATCAACTAGGGTAGGAATAACGAACAAATATGACCTATCACCAATTGCTATTGCAGTGTTTTGAAGACGTTGATTTTCTGTTAGGTCAGCAATATTGTTTGCGTACGTTAAGAAGGTGTCTAGTTTACCTTCACGTCCTTTGACCTCAATAATTTGTTTGAATTCTTGCTGGTACTTACGAATATATGCTGGTGATACACCTTGGTTAATTTCGGCAACTTCTTCGAAAAGTGATGAATAATTATCCGTTCGTATGCGGGTATAAGTGATTCCAAGGACAGGGTCGTGTTCAACATTTTCAACCACTTGTTTTTCATCCGGCATATATTCAACAATTGTAATTCTATCTGAATTCTGAGATACGTCTGTTGGCATATTCTTCGCATAAGTGCGCAGAAGTGAACGAACATTTTCATCGCTCAGGGAGTAACCTAAAAATAGAATAGGAGCATCCACCAGGCTACTGAGTAGCTTTGCGTTTAATAGAATTGAATTTTCATCGTAACTTTCATAATCTTCCGCAGTAATAATAATCGATGCTGGATCAGAACTCGTTCCATGAATTTTGTATAATTCGCCCCATCCCGTTGTTTCTTTGAAAAAACCGGTGTTACCAACGAATATGTCCGCAGACTTATTTTCTGAGTCTAACAGATTCTCAATCATGCTGTCGTAATTAGTTGTAATTATGATGCGCGCTTTACTTAATACTTTTCCTAGCAAAGCAATCTCTGAATCTGACCCTTCTTTGTATTGGATTTTTGAAAAACGTTTGGACAACGAAACTTTGAAAGGCGATAGTTGGTGCATGTAAACATCCTTCGGTGATAAATCTGGCACCAAAGAATTATCTTGATTGTAAGCATCATCAAATGAATTTTGAATTTCTGATGCGACCCGAGAGTTCACTTCGAATGTTATACGTTCTTCAGTCATGTCAGTTGTATTTGATATTACTACTTGCCTCAGTTCGTTTAGATGCGAATAAAAATCGACTTCGTTGTTAAGCAATCTCCAATATTCTTCGAGAAGTGTCAGCCAATCGGGAGAAGCTTCAATGAACCGTCTAGACATACCGGATCCGATAAAAATAATTGGGTATTGGTTTTTTTCTTTCAGAGATTGAATGCTCATTTCTTAATCCTTTCACACTCCACTCATCCTAGTGAAGCTTTTTTATGTATCCCGCAGAGCGGGTGGTATGCATTTTGATTAAAGGCTACCAACCTTCCCAATCAGCCGGCAGGTCCAATGCAAATTCAATGAAGTTGTGACCAAGTTGTGTCACTGCGTAATCTGTTTTGATTTTAGTTTTCCGATTATGCAAAGCGGTTTCTGATTCGATAGTTGTTTCCATCAGTCCGTATGAAACAAGAACTTGAATAGCTGCATCTGAAAATTCAGAAACCTTGTCATTCAAGTCATACCAATCATCCGAATCCAATCGCCCGCTCTTCAGTTTTATCATCTCAAGCACAGGGGCAGGAACATTGTTTAAATCAAAGGTGAAATAGTCTGCTTTATCCCAATCGAAATCATCATCGGACAATATGACATTTTTTAGTGATGTTACATAATGTTCTGTCTTTTTTTGTTTTTTGGTAATTGACCGTCACTTAGCAAAGTAGAAAAAACAATGACTGCTTCTTCTGGTTTAGATTCTATTTGATTTAAAGTTGCTTCAGCTTCATTGAATCTTTTATCCAGTTCGGTTAACAACTCCTATAATTTTCGTTCACGTATACTTGATTCTGTTGCGTTAAGAAACGTTTTGATGGCAGTAAATCCAGGAATTAATTCCAAAGCAGAAGCCGTTGCTCCAGCAACATTAAATCTTTATTCGTAATATCTGATAATTTAAAATCATCTATAACGGAGCGCCCTCCTTTTCTTTATTAAAGATTCAGCGCATGTATCCCACCAACCAAGGTGGGAGAGTGGTTAACCCAAAATATCAGCTTTCTTCTTATCGAAATCATCTTGTGTGATGATGCCATCGTCAAGTAGTGATTTAAGTTCGCGTAAATCGGCCAAGTTACTATTTGAGGATGACTTTATTTCAGTTTGTGTATTCTTGGCATCCATGCGTTCCTTTAGAGTAGGGTAGTTATTAATTGCAGCGTGAACGTTTGGCAAATCGTTTTTCACCCATTTTGCAATAGCTAGGAATGTATACATGATATGCTCAGTTGATTTTCCGTCAGATGAATTAATTACCAATTTTTCGCCATTAAACATGAGACGCCCATTGATGAACTTTGACTTCTTATAAGAAATCACGCCCAGATCAGAAAGTGGAATGAATTTGTCATTATCGGTAAATTGATTCACCATGTTAATTCCCATGAACAGCAATCCATCTTCTTCAAAACTAATTACGTATATTTTGTTTAGTAATGCGTTCCAACCACCAATCAAATATTCAAGCTTATTGCTTGTTTCGACATAAGCTAAGCGTGATGTGTCGCCAGAATAACCAAGACTGACTTTCTTTGCGGCAATATCTTCTAGTTTTAAGGCACTTGCCATTTACCCAATTCTCCTTAAGCTTTTAACGTCAATCCTGTCTGGACGTTGATATGTATCCCGCAGAAGCGGGGATGAACTCAAACATAAAGGGATTAATCAGTATAATCGTTCCCAATGCCATTAAAGGCGTCAATGTTGGTTTCATCGTTGTATGCGTCATAGTCATATAATGCCATTTCCGCATTTTCTGGATTTAGAATAACGATCTCAATTGGTTCTGCACTCTTGGTCATAGTTTTTGCCTTTTTGGCTTGCTTACGAATAAGAGCAGTATAATCATTCCAATTTGATAGTTCATCAGAATCTAATTCGCCGTCAGTCATATAAGTATCAGCGTATTCTGACATTAAATCAGCGTTATCTTTAGTAGGGAGAATTGCCATAGCCTCAAGCTTTGGCGACCATCGAACCTTTGAATCAGCAAGATGATTTTGTAGATATTTTGCATATGCCTTATATGTCATGTTCTTTTTACTTTTTGCGTATACACTAGTGTCGTTGCCCGTTGACATTAGTGTTGGTTCAACTATTGAAGAACCAATAATAGTTGACGCAAAAACAATAGCCCCATATTTAACTAGTTTATTCATATAAACCTACTCCTTAGCTTTTAACGTGGTTCACGTTTGCACGTATTCTTTGTAATTTACTTATTTATACTGTTTAACAAACTCAATAACCCGTGTTTTTTTATCTGCAGTGTACGTGTTAAACGTTTTTACTTCCCAATTCTTTATTAGCTCGTAAAGAGTAGTAGAGTTATCAGTACGGACAAATTGTTTTGCGATTTTGATAGTTTCCTCGTTCATCATTTTCATAATTTCAGGTGGAAAATTTGATCCCGATGATAGCCACTTATTGTAGTCCATAATAACTTCACTCTTGTTACGGAGTTGGCTTGCAGTTAATGACTTATTTGGGATACTCTCAGTGTCAGGGAGTGCCTTAACATAAAGAATCCAACTTGTTAGTACTTGATCAGCGCCATTGGAATTATCGAATAATAAAAATCCTGTAATAGTTGCATCTAGTAAATCTGAATCTATTGATGGATGCATTTGTTCAATTTCTAAAATTAGTTTCCTTTTCAACTCTGGATGTTTGGAGTCCACATGCTTTATCTCTTGCATTGTTAGCGTCATTTTCTAATCCTCTCTATATATGAAAAATAACCGTTGAATTTATGTGTGCCTAACTGCTTCTTCGACAATTGACTCAAAACTACTAGGAAGGTGAAACCACTCCATAAAGTCGTAATAATTACGATTTTCTAAGGGGATGTCCTCGAAGATGATTTTGGCCAGTCGCCAAACCATACCGCGGTTAGCGATACGCTCAGCGTTGTTTTTAAACCCGATACTGAAGGTGTAGCTTCTTGCTGACCCGTCGCCATCTAGAACGTGTGATAGCTCGTGAGCTTTACGAGCAACGACAGGTATTTCGGTATCAGATAATTCATTAATCACTATCAGGGGTTGTTTACCTTCTCTAATGAATACAATGTCGGGATCGTATGGCTCAAGTTCCTCGTAAATCATTTTGATACCAGCAGCGTTAATTTGTGCGTCAATTCGTTCTTCTAATTCTAAAAAATCCATAAGCACTAATCCTCGTCACCATCTACTATCTTTAGGATGTCGAGGATTTTTCTTTTGGCCTTGTCTGAGAGTTCCTTACCTTGGAATTCCATGACAACACCTTGTTTGCGGAGTGCTTCGTCTAAGTTGATGTATTCAGGACTTTTGGTTTCTGTGGCATCACCAATCAACTCGCTTACAGAAATTGAGTAAATGTTTGCGAGTTCCTTGGCAACATCCATTCTTGGTTTGGCAGCACCTCGTTCCCAAGTTGAAACAGTCGTCTTTGCCGTGTGAAGAATATCAGCAAGTTGTTGTTGGGTGTATCCGTGTTGCTTGCGCAACCTTTTTAGATTTTCTGCAACGGTTATATCGTTAGCCATTTGTATGTCCTCATAACTACTTTTGTTTATTATTATAAAACTAAAGTACTACCAATTTGAACAAAAGTATTGACTGTACGGTTTATTCGTACTAGAATGTAAACATACCTTAAGAAAGGAGGCGGACGTATGGGATATACGTTAGCTCAACTTCGTGTTGGTAAGCGTTGGACTCAAAAAGAAGCGGCCGATGCTATAGGCGTTAGCTTAGCTTCATGGGCTAAGTGGGAGAACCACAAGTCGTCGCCGACCCAACGAAATATCGATAAGATACTCACATCATTTAATGTCGCTTATGACGACATTATTTTTTAAATCAAAGTACGGTCTACTTGTACAAAACGGAAGAAGTACGGAAAGAGAACGTAACGATGAAGGAAACCTTGAAATTAAAGACGGTTGAACAATAACAAATCCGAAGGAGGCTATTTATGGCAAATGAAGTGCAAGTATTTAATTTCGAACAGATGAATGTTCGAACTGTAATTATTGATGGTGAACCTTGGTTCGTCGGGAAAGATGTAGCAGTAGCCTTGGGTTATTCAAACACCAAGGATGCGTTAAACCGTCATGTTGATGATGAAGATAAGCAGGGGTCGCGTTTCACGACCTCAGGTCAAAGTCGCGAAATGACAGTGATTAACGAATCTGGTGTCTACTCACTAATTTTTGGCAGCAAGTTGCCATCTGCAAAACAATTTAAGCGCTGGGTAAAAACCGAAGTCTTGCCAAGCATTCGTAAGACTGGTGGTTACCAAGCGATACCAATGACTTTGGATGAAAAGTTGGCTTTGGCACTTACATCAGAGCAAGACACTCGACAACGAGTTGGTGCGCTAGAAGGAAAGGTTGAAACGATTATCATCAATCACCCTCTAAATGCGACTGATTATGATGCTGTTACTAAAGCGGTAAGTGATCGTGTTCATGATTGGGCTCGTGCCCACCGAATTCTAACCAAGAAGCGTGGCCCTTTGTTCAAAGACCTTAATCATCAGATTAAGCAGGTAACGGGTGCTGGCAATCGAACTCGAATTAAGTCGTCGCAATATGACGTTGTTATGAGCTTCATTGCAACATGGCAACCTTCAAGCGCCACGGTTATTCAAGTTCAACAGATGGAACTGGAGGTGTAAACATGGCCCGCTTTTCTGAAAAGACAGCAACCATTGAAGAGCTTGAGCAACGCCGAACGGTTGGTCAAACGGGAGCGAGTCGATTATTTAATCGTTCACCTAATTGGTTTACGACCCATTTGAAAGGGTCAAAGAAGTTCATGCAGAACGTGCCCAATAAGACGCCAGATGCATATCGGCCAACATATTTAGTTTCGGATGTGTTGCGTTACCGCAAGTTAAACGATTGGTGGTAATCAGATGATTTATTTTATTTTGGTGGTGGCGGCATTAACGACACTAATCGCGTACACAGTGGTCGTAGTAATCATGCTGAATAAGTTAGGCCAGCATGGCATTACGTTACGACCACGAGATGTTAAGCGCATTGAGGCTTACACAAATGCACAGGCAAAAAATAAGTATATGGAGGATTAACAATGAATGACGGATCTATCTTGGTCATGATTTGGATGGTTGCGGCGGCGGTTGGAACATTCGTGATGTTGGCCTTGTATGAGTTGGGTGAATGTTTCATTCAACGTGTTTGGCTTAAGTCATGGGGCCCACGAGTATATTTTGCTGGTCGGGCCTTGATTAAGGGTGACGTAAGAGTTGCTCGTAAGTAACTGAATAACCGGGTCCGTCGTTCAACTAGGGTGTCGAGTTACTGCAACGAAATGTTTTCATAAGTGATTTCGTTTCAACATCCGAGTTGAGCGACGGACAGAAAGGTGGCTCAAATGTTTTATGTATTAAAAAAGCCATTAACGACTGCAATCGCTAATGGCTTGGGTAATGAATTTAGTAGGTTCAATTACCCTTCAATTTTATCACATGGGAGGAACGTTTATGCCAAATGAATTGTTATAACCGTTGAATGACGCTGAACCTTGGGGCGAAGACTTCGAAGGTGACGAAGTTCAACGAGGAGATGAAGGCTGGATGATTGATTCAGAATTTGTCCCAAATGATAAGGCAAAGATGGTTCGATATTTCGAACTGAACGGGAATCGTGTAAATACGGAGGAATAAGAAATGGCAAATGCAATCACGACTGTTCAAAAGCAGTTGAATGACCCAAAGGTGGTCAAAAAGTTTGAAGAAATTTTGGATGACCAAGGTCCATCATTCGTTGCAGGGCTCTCAACATTGTTGAATAACAATGAATTGCTAGCAAAGGCTGGAACGAACCAAATTGTTACGGCGGCGCTCAAGGCTGCTGCTTTGGATTTGAGTCTACTTCCAGACTTGGGTGAAGCATATGTTATCCCGTATGAGAAGCGTGGCAAGGTTAACGGCGAGTGGCAAACAGTTGGTGTTGATGTAAATTTGCAACTTGGTTATCGAGGACTTATCAAGCTAGTTCAAAATACTGGCCGTGTCGGTAAGGTTGCGGGAGTGACTATCTACGAAGCAAACAAGGTCAAGTACAACCGTATTTATGGTGAGTTGACTATTGGAAACCCAGAATATGATCCGGATGTTGATGAACCAAGTGAGGTGGTTGGCTACCTAGCGTATTACTACCTTGACGGTAATCGTATCGAAGATTACTGGAGCAAAGCTAAGGTGATGAAGCACGTACAGAAGTTCTCACAAGCTTGGGATAACCGAAAGCAAGAAATCCGGCCAAAGAGCGCGTGGGGAACTAGCTTTGATGCTATGGCTATCAAGACTGTAATCAAGGACTTGTTAAAGTATGCGCCAAAGTCACAACAAGCAGCCAAGGCAATCTCTGATGATGACCGGGCTGATCGCCGTGATGTTACACCAGATACTCAAAGTGTTGTAGAGCAATCCAATGATGAACCACCTATTCTAAACGTCCCTGAAGAAGCCTTCGAGAGTGTTGAAGAAGTGCCAAGTCAATCTACCGAAACGGCAAGCAACGTTCAATCAGAGGCGCCTGATGATGCCATTGATTTTAATGACAATCCAACGGATGAATTTTTAAAAAGTTTGGGATACGAAGGATAGGGAATCAGCATGAAGACAATTGATACAGATTTGGTAGAAATCAAAGATAGCCAAGTATTTGGCGCTAAGGAACTACTTACTGAACTTCAATCAATTAGTGCGTTTGACGTGTCAAGCAACACGGAACTTACTCTGGCGAAGAAGCGACGTGCGGCGATTGCCAAGGTTGTTCCAGCGCTAAAGAAGCAACGCAAAGCATTCTTGACAGATATGGAACAGCAATTAAATGAACAATATCCAGAGTTGCCAGCTATTGAAGAGTTGGCAGTCGCATTGATTGAAGATTTCGATAAAGAGATTAAACCATATGTCACGTCTATTAAGGGCGAGCGACTTGAACGAATTCAGTCAACAATTGATGAGATTTCTGCCAATTACGGGCAAGAAACCTATCAAGCTCCAACTGAATACGCCAATGAAGAATATTGGACGCAAACTAATAATCCTGCAAAAAAGCTTGAAAAGAAAATTGTAGATGATGTTCGGTTGCGTCAAATTGATATGGCTAAGGTTGAAGCAAAGCTTGATTCTGATAAGCGTAAAGCAGAACGACTTAAAGATGCGATTCGGGGAATTATCAACAATGTAGATCGAGTGAATGGTATTTACAGCGGTGAAGATGTTATTAAGTTGCTGATGCCGCTCGGCGAATTCATTAGAGAGTAAATACGATTTTACCGGACGCTGACTTAATCAGCCGAATGGGGTGAGAGGCCCAGAAAGGAGTAAAGCATGGGTGGAACATTCGACATGACGGAAGATACAGCCGTCAGGTTTGCTGAATTGATTGCATCTAAGTCGGATACGAAATTTGACAAACAACGATTTTTGGAAAACTTCCGTAAAGGTGCGGCCTCAACGGCTGAGGATATTCCAGAAGTTAGTGGTGTGCTTGCTGATAAGATTGCACGTTTTCGTAAGACTGAGACACGCCGATATTATCCAATGTCGTTATTCGTTTCAGAAGATGTGAAGTTTTTTGAATTCAAGGATTGGAAAGCACCAACGCAAGAGCATCACGATATTGGTAAAAAGGCATTCATGGCTGCTAAGAAACTTGAACAAGCATCAGGCAACTATGTATTAGTTGGACGTGCTGGAACGGGTAAGACGGCTTTATCAGTAGCAATGCTGAATGAGTTGATGAAGGTTAAGTCAGGGTTGTTTGTTAATTTAGTGAATTTGCGGTCGTTGATGTTGATGTCAATTAATGATGAGCGTGCCAAGCAAGACTACAACATGATCATTCGTGGAATGAAGGAAGTTGATGTCTTGGTGATGGACGACTTTGGAAAAGAATCAGGGGCTGGTGGTGCTACTGACAAGATGACGGAAATCTTGTACGGCATTGTAAACGCTCGTATCGGCAAGACAACAATCATCACAACTAATGACAATTTGACTGAGTTGAACGCTAAGTATGACGAAAGTCTTACTAGCCGGCTCATTCCTAAAGACAAGGACAAAATCATCATCTTCCAAGGTATTGATGATTATCGGGAGGCTTAACAATGCAGGACACATTAAATAATGCATTAGAGAGTAACTTCACGCGAATTCCAAATGCGGTAATTGTGGACCCTGTATTCAACGGACGACGTGATGGTGCTTTTAGGGCATGGGTACTCATGGCTAGTAAGCCACAGGGATTTCAATTTTATACAGAGGTTTTGGCTCGTGAGTTAGATATTTCCCGACAAGCTATGGCCGATCGAATGGACTATTTGGTTGAACATGACTATCTCATTAAACAACCATATCGCAGTTCAGGTGGTCAACGTGCTAATGCTTGGACGGTGGTTATTCCGGAAATAGCCATGTCAATTCGAACCAACATGGCTCAACCCAACATGGTTCAAACCAACATGGCTCAACCCAACATGGTTCAAACCAACATGGCTCGACTTGACACTAACAAGAAGGACCCTAAACAAGAAGTATTAATTAACAAGATAGATAAATTAACAAACAGTGAACGTCGGACCGACAAGACAGACGATAACTATAGTAATAGCGCTGTAACAGCTGCCAGAACGGTCATCAATCGGTCAATCACTGATAACGACTTAGACTTCGCTTTTGGTCCAAATCAACGCCAAGAGTTAATTGAGTACGTTACAGAGGATGGTATGGATGCTGACGTTGTTGCTGATGCTATCAAGTTAACAAAAGACAGTAATCAACCGTCATTTAAGTACACAGACGGTATTTTGAAAAATCGCTTAGCAAAACATTTGTTGACGATGAGTGCTGTGATTGATAACGAGAAGAAGCGTAACTACGCCTCTGATAAGTATGGTGACAAGCAGAAGAAGGAGATTTGGTAATGGGTGACAAGAAGTTTCGTGTCGTTGCCACAGTGTTTGATGATCAACGCTATTGGGGTAGCTACACATTGAAAGAAGCTGGAAGCAAGTTAACCGAGTTAGCCAAGGCGTTTGAGTTGAGTGACAACGATATTTGGCTAGAACAAGCAATCTAAATTGAATGAGTGTGCCGGTATCGGCGGGTATGGGTGGGCTTAAAAGGAGCGGAGCATGACAAAAGAAAAGAAATTGGCGCAAATTAAAAGCCTCATCAGCGATTTTGCTAACGAGGTTTCCGAAAATGAACTATCAGTGTTGCTAGAGATTGCAGCTCTTGCCAACACTGAATATAACCAGAAGTTATTCAGTCATGTCAACGACGAATGAATCTGAGGCAATTCCACTTTTGATGGAACCGATCGTTTTTTCTGCGGACCATTTAGTAAGGTATGTTTCACTTGTTGCCACGATCTCGTGGTTATCAGATTTGATTGCGAAATAGTACTTAGAGTCAGAAGATTTATAAATAACAAAGTACATGGTGATACTCCTTTCAAATTTATCGTAACAAGTGTTAGCAACCAATCGGACAGACTGCTAACAAAATAATTATAGCACGTTTATGGAACAACACCGGAGGGGGTCGAATGAAACTAAGCAGTTGGATAAATCAGCAACTAAAACAACAGAACAAGTCAGTTTATTGGCTTGCGAAGGAAACCGGCATTGCCACCAGCACGTTGTATGCGGTTATGAATGGAAATAACAAAGCACTCGGATTGGAACGGCTAATTAAGGTCGCGATTGCATTAGATGCAGATTTGAATGAATTAAAAAAATAATCGTCAAAAGAGGTGTGACAAATGGTTAAGAAATTACCAAAGTACATTGTTTTCAATAAGAATGCGGGTTATCGGTCTCCATACCATAAGCCGGTTGATGTGAGTGATGATGTGGAAATGTTGCGAACTTATTACAGCGGTGACGCGTACGAAATTATGCGGGTTGTTCCGTTGGTTGAACGAGAGGAGTGGTAAGAGATATGTGGATTGTTAAGTACAACACGGCGAAGCGCCGTTTGTTCCGAACTGAGAAGGTTACTCAGGTTGAGGTGTTTGCAACACGTTCAGAGGCAGCAATGTATATGCACGCATTGATGAAGAATGGTTATCACCCATGGTTGGAACGTGTTCAAAGTGAGTCGGTTGAACGATTGCTGACATCATCAGTTGAGAATGCCTTCAATTGGGCCCGTGGATCATTTGGAAATTCTGAACTGTCGAGTGTGTCATCTGTAGTGATTGCAGACGCCTGGTGGAAGAGTGGTGAAGCTCAGAATGAATAATCGTTTAGTTATCCCGATGTCAGCATTCGAAATTCCATGGCGTGATAAAAAGTCATCTCCGTTTCGGATGTCGCCGTTGACGCTGAATAAGTACGTTGAAATTAGTGGGTTAACTCGTGGTCGGCCAATTCTTAATCGGCACAAAGCAGCTATCCAATACAAAATTCAACCAATCGTCGTTGAAGCAATCACTAATGGACTTGAGATTGAGTATCCAGCTCAATTTAGGTTCGAGTGGTACTTGAAGGACAAACGAACAGACTTAGACAACATTGCCTTCATGCACAAGTTCGTTTTTGACGCGTTTCAGAAGGTTTCGGTGCAAGATAAGGAATTTATGCCGGGAGATGGTTTGAAGTTCGTGGCGAGCCTGTCAGACGTTTTTGCGGGTATCGACAAAGGTAATGAACGCGTAGAAATCACTTGGCAGCATGTTGATTCAAAGTGAGGCATAAGTCATGGAAGACAAACGAGGTGAACCATGGACGGTTGATGAAGTCGACAGGCTGTTTATTTTGCTCAATCAGGGGCTTAGGAAGCGTGACTTGAGTTTCTATCTGTTACGAACCGAAAACGCCATACGAGCCAAACTGTGGCGAATTATGAAAGAGCATCAACGGAAGAAGGAACGGTTTATGTATTTACCTGAAACAACGGTGCGGGGATGGTTCATGATTTTGACCAACAAGCCACTATTTACCGAAATTGAACGTGACGGGTACGTTATCAAGAATATCGGCCCCAACATGATTTCAGTGATTGGCAAAGAAACGGTTAACAAAGAAGTTGGTCAATGGTTATTCAGGAGCGACTTCATTGAAGGTGATCCGCACCAAAACAAAGAAATTATTGAAGATAAGCAAGCAAACGAAACGCAGTTAAGTTTGTTCTAGGAGAAGGATATGTGGGAAGTATATTGGCACACGCCATATGGAACGGTTGAGTACGTTGATGCAGATACTGATTACGATCGGTTGGCCGGAAAGTATCACGGCAAGATGTTTGAAATAGTGGAGGCTTAGTAATGGCACGAGAAATCAAGTTTAGAGCATGGTACACACCGTTTAGTGGAAGTAAATTCGGCCAGAAATTTGTCTATGGAAACAAAGTGCTTTCTTTGCAAAGCATGAATCCAGACCGCTATGTATTAGAGCAATATACAGGCATGACTGATATTAACGGAGCTGAAATCTACGAGGGAGATTTGCTGAAGGACGTTGATGATGGATTTGTTATTGGCGAGGTGAAATTCTTGGATGGAATGTGGCTTGTGGCTGATAACTTCTTAAGCGACGTGCGACTTAATGAAGTCATAGGGAACATTCACGAAAACCTGGACTTAATCAAGGCGGTGGATTGATGCAAGCAGTTAAAAAGGCGATCCCGGTTGATGTATATCAATTTGGCAAAAATGCGGCAGTACCCGATTGGTTTGTTAAGGCTTTGGATGACGGCCGAATTGTGACCTATACGAATGATGAGGAAAATCCGTTCAGCAAATCAGATGAGGTTGAAGTCATTACGTTAGAAGGCGTAATGCACGGTAACAAAGGTGATTATGTCTTACATGGAAAGCATGATGACATTTGGGTAGTCCGCGAAGATATTTTCAACGACACGTATGAGGTGATCAAGTGACAACGAAGGATGATACGTACAATACAGTGCTAGCACGTCGATTAATCGGTGAGTTGAAGAACGACAAGATTATTGTGGATAGCATGGAAATGAAGGCGGATGTTGAAAAGAACGTCAAATCACGAGATTACTGGCGCGGATACAACGAAGCAATTGATGATGCAATTAGTCGAATTAAGCGAGTTTGGGAGGTGTGAAATGGGTTTGAATTACTCATTTGCCAAAACAGCGAATACGGCGGTAGTGATTGAGCGCCAAGGAAGCGGCCGGACAAATCTAACGAATGTTATGAAGGTATCTATCGATAAGATTGAGCGACTTCATAAGGCACATCCTGATTGGTCAGCCTCACGGTTATCGAATGCTGCGTCAGCCACACAGAATTTGGTGATGCACGTTGCTGACATGCACGGTTGGCAGCTAAAGAGTTCTAAGACAAACCATGTACCTAACTTCTCTAAGGCATAGAAAAAACGCCAGACACCAACTTAATAGAGCCCAGCGCTTATGTTTTCGTAGCAGATAACATTTTAGCATACGGGGGCAGGTTGGTTATGGCACTTTTGAGAAAGCTGAACGAGAAGGCAACTGAAGCAGCAGTTCGCGACTTCTTTGAATCTGAATTTAAGCACATTAAAGCCCAGGCACGCATCAATCACGTTGATCTAAAGTCTCCGGTGATTAGTGACATGCCTGGTGGCCCAAAAAATGGTAATTCAGTTGAAGAGAAGCTCACGAACCACATGCAAGCGAAGGTATATATGGAACAGGTGAGGCAGGCAATTAACGCAATGCCAGAGCCAGAGAAATATTTCTTCAAGTATCGCTATATAGACGATATGGAGTGGATTGATATTTCTGAATTAATGAATATGACACCAAGGACGGGGCAGAAGTACATTGGCCGAGCATTGCGATATTTCGCTGATGCATTCTCTGATGTTCACGACTTTCGGGTATTTTACGCAGACGATTTAGAACTTTGAGTTGGTTCGCATTAGCTTCGCATCGGGTTCGCATTTGGTTCGTTTCTAAGTCGCACAGGCTTCGCACGCCCCGTTGTATTATGTTAGAGTCGAATGATTAGGAAATGCAGGAACAGGTCCCTATCATTCGATTAACTTGTTGGTCAATCAATGACATACGAAGTTACTCCTCGAATATGGTAAGTGACAAACAATATAATGGTTGTTCGTACAGCGCTGGGTGGGCGCCGTTCGGTTCGATTCCGAATGTCACTATTAAAACTAAATAGTCCGTTGCTCCACAAAGCGATACGGACATCTTGGAATATATGCGAATGGAAAGCAGGCGAGTTGCTAACTCGTTGCTGGTAACACAGTTGCGGGTTCGAGCCCCGTGTATTCCGTTACATAGCAAAAATAAATACAAAGGATAATCTTCCGGTTCGTAGGTTTACCGTTGTATTCGTTTTAAACGACATGTCAGCTGCTATGTCTGGCGTACATACTCAAAACTATTAAGGATAAACTTTGATAGTTATTACCGGGGTCAGGACTTGTATGTGGTCGCTGGTCTGTACATATCAATAAAGAAAGCGAAGGACAATTGCTTTCTAAAATCAATATCGGGTTAGGGTCGTGGATATGCCGACCCCTAACATTTGAAACCAGTTATCAGGGTGCGACCTGACGGCTGGTTTTTATTTTGTCATTGCAAGTACATATTTTGGGAGGAAGAGATTATGAGTAAGGAAACGGCCGAAGTGCTAACCAGCTTGAAGCAAGAATACGTTGAGCTAAAGACAAAGATTGCAGGTGCGGAAGCTACGGTGTTAATTAAGGCGCTTGATGATAAGTCAACGGAATTGTTGCGTGACCAGGTAGAGGCTATGAAGATGTATGCCGAAGCATTGGAAACACGTATTAAGTACATCGTCGCATATCCGGAGTAATTGGCTATGGTTCATGATCCAGGTTATCGACGTGCAGAGTCAGCCATTATTGGCCGAATAGTGAATGAAGAGAAGAAGCCCAGGAAGAAACACGTGAAAGTCATCAAGGAAGTTAAGCCACGTACTCCAAGGACGCAAGTAGCACGTTACTGATAAGGGCGTGTGAGAGGCGGTGAGTTGAGTGGCAAGACAGAGAAATCCTAAGCGTGATGAAGCCAGGGCGCTGTGGGAGGCGGACAGGGACCGCCCGCTGAAAGATATTGCTGATGAACTCGGTATAACGAGTAGCACCGTTAGAAAGTGGAAGTCACAGGATAATTGGGAGCAACTCACAACTACCGAATCACCACCGAAAAAAAGAAAATCCAAAGAGAGCGCTCCGATTGAAAAGGAGCGCTCTCTTTCACTTGAAGAAGCTATTGAAGAAGTGGATGATAGTGAACTTACTGACAAGCAAAAAGCCTTTGTTATCGAGTATGTGCGGACTTTTAATGCTACGCAGGCATACATGAACGTTTATGGAGTGGAATACGATACTGCTCGAAGCAAGGGTTCTCGATTGGTAGCAAATGGTAACATCCAAGCCGAAATTAAACGAGTGCGTAGTGCGAGACTTCAAGAGCTTGGAGCCAACAAAAACGACGTCTTGGCGGATTTGATGAAGCAAGCATTTTCCGATGTGGGTGATTATGTTGAGTTTGGAGCGACTGACCAATATGCGACTAAAACTGTGTTCAAGGGTGGCAAGCAGGAAGAAGAATACATACTTGATGTGAATGGCGAACCAATCATCCATCATCAATCTTGGGTGCAGCTAAAAGATAAATCAGTGGTGGATACAAGCCTGATTAAGAAAGTGTCGATTGGCCGTGATGGTGTAGTGCTCGATTTGTATGACAAACAGAAGGCACAGGAACGTTTATTGGCTGAAATCAATAAATCACAGCAGGATGAACTTGAAAGCGCCCGTATGCGCCGTGTAATCGCTGACGCAATCATTGCAGAAGCAAAGGCAGCTGCTATTCAAACAACTGGTGCTGAACAAGAGCGTCAAGATGAACAAATTGATCGTTTGCTTGCCGGTATCGAAATTATCGCGCAAGAAGAACGTAGAAAGGCGGATGAAGAGAATGGCTAAAACAGTAGAGAACCCAATGTTCCTAACTAAGAAGCAAATTCAAACCATTGGCTTTCTTGCAAGAGACGACTGGAACATGATGATTAATCATGGCGGAGTTCGTGCTGGTAAGACGTTCATTGATAATCTGATGTTTTTATACGAGATTGAGCGCGTTAGTAAGATTGCAAGTAGGCAAGGAATATCGACGCCGATGTATATCATGTCCGGTGCCACTGCTAAAACGATTGAAAATAACATCATTCAGCCGCTTGGTGAAGTGTTCAACATCTATCCAACTGCTGATAAGTACAACAACCTGTACATTCGGGGCGTGAAGATTGTTTTGGCGTATCACGGTTCAATTAGTGGTTTGCAGTCTATTCGTGGTATGACGGCTTTTGGGGCCTATATTAACGAGGCGTCATTGGCTAACCCCGAAGTGTTCTCTGAAATATTGAAGCGTATCTCAGCCATTGATTCGGCTCGTGTTCTGGTTGATACAAACCCGGACATTCCGTCTCACTGGCTTAAGACCGACTACATTGATAAGGCAATCAATTCTGACAGTGTGAGATACACACCTGAAGAAAAGAAACGCAGCCAAATCATTCAGAATCAGTTCATTTTGGACGACAACACGGCATTGAGTAAGAAGACCAGAGATAACATCAAGGCACTTACACCAAGTGGCATGTTGTATGATCGGGCAATTTATGGCCGTTGGGTGTCTGGTGAAGGGGCTGTTTATGCTGACTTTGACGAAAACAAGCACTTTATCACTGAGGGTGAATTGCCAGTCACAATGGACCGATATGTCGGCGGCGTTGACTGGGGTTATGAACACTCAGGTGTAATTCAAGTTTGGGGTGTTGTTGGAGACACCTACTACCTGGTTAAGGAAGTGGCCAAACAACACCAAGAGATTGATTATTGGGTTGGTGTAGCAAAAGAGGTCATTGAAGAATACGGAAATATTGTATTCTGGGCCGATACTGCGCGGCCTGAGCACATTGCAAGGTTTGTTAATGAAGGTATCGACGCTCAATATGCTGACAAGAAAAAGCTAAAAGGTATCGAAGATGTAGCCCGGCAGATTAAAGCCGACAAATTATTTGTTGTGCGAGATAACGCTAAAGAGTTTGCATCCGAAGTATTTGCCTATGTATGGGACCAAAAGAAGGGTGAACCCGTCAAAGACAGGGACCACGCAATGGACACGGCACGATATGTCATTCACAACGACCTATCTGAAGACAATGAAGTACAAATTCTACGAGGTATTTTCTAATGGCAATCAATTTTAATAGTGAACGGTTGTCAGCTGATGATAACCAGGTATTTTACTTTGACCAGCTTGATGGGGATGAATTGCTCAGCACAGATGAGTTGAGCAGCTTGATTAGTCAACATCAAGGACATGAACTAATGCACCGTTACAATCGGTTGCGAAAGTATTATGTTGGGCAACACAAGATTTTAAACAAACCACGCAAGCGACCAGGTAAGCCGGACACTCGATTAGTCGTCAATTTCGCTAAAGAGTTGGTGGATAACGAGGTCGGATACTTCGCTGGTACGCCGGTGAAGTTCGATTACGTTGAGAATGGTGATTCTAACGAAGAAATTGACAAGCAAATTAACGAGTTCGTTGATAACAACAATTTAACTGATGTCGTCGCAGAACTCGCTAAGCAGGTTGATATTTTTGGCCGATCATACTTGTTGATGTATCAGAACGAAGAAAAGCAAACACGAGTAGCACCCGTTGAGCCACGCAACGCCTTTGTTGTGTATGCGAATACGGTTGATGCCAAGCCATTGTTTGGTATTTATTACACGACACGAAACAAAAACAATGGCGTTTCAGGAATGCTATACACTGGTGATTTTGTGTATAACTTCCAAGGCTCAAACGGTGGAGCTATCACCATTGATACTGAGACTGCCACGGAAAACTTGTTCAAGGCTGTTCCAATCATTGAGTTCTATTCAAACGTTGAGCGACAAGGCCTGTATGAACAAGTAATTGGGCTGATTGACGCCGTTGATGAGGCGTTGAGTAATAAGAACAATGATATTGAGTATTTCTCAAACACCATTATGAAGGTTATCAATGCGAAGATTGACCAGAAAACAATGGACGATATGATTGATAAACGTGTCATCGTAGTTCCATCAATTAACCCGGAAAAACCAGTTGATATTGATTTTTTGAACAAGCCTGATGCCGATACCATTCAAGAGAATTTCTTGGATAGAGCGATTGACATGATTTACACCAAGTCAAACGTTGCTAACTTCCAAGACGAAGTCTTTGGTACTGCTTCTGGAACGGCCTTAGAGTTTAAGCTGCAAGCAATGAGCACGGCAGCAAACATGAAAGAGCGTAAGTTTAAGATGTCGTTGAGTAAGATGTGGCGTCTAGGATTTACTGTCGGTGCTACATTGCCACTTGATCCAACTGGTCGGCAAGCTAATAACATTCAAATGACGTTTAAGCGGACAGTGCCACACAATATTCAAGATGAAGCGACTACAGCTAAGGCATTGCAAGATGTCGTTAGTCGTCGCACCGCTATCAGTGTGTTGTCATTCGTTGATGACCCTGATGCTGAATTGAAGGCGCTGGAAGATGAACAACAAGAGGCGGCTAAACGCAGTCAACAAATGATGTCATTGGCAGATGATGAGTCGGACTCTGATTTCAACAAGGGAGATGCGGGTGATGGTGCAACTGAGCGATAAAGTTCATATGCTGGAGACCATGAAATATGATCAGGATATTAACGTGAAGCTTGAGCGTAAAGCAGACAAGCAAACAAACGGAATGAGCGCTGAATTAAGCGCTTTTTTTATTGCTCACGTTAAGGACGACCACATAGACAAGCAAATGCTTAAGCAGACGCCTAATTCTGATGATGTGGCGCGTTTGCATAAGTGGTCGAGACAAATACCTAAGAGTACAGAAAAGGCTGTTAAACAGCGAAAAATGCTGTATTTAGGTATGGGTGCCTCAGACATGGAAATGTATGTGCAAGCAATGGTGGGGATGTTAATGCTCCCGCTTGCGGTTGAATCATACAAATTGATGGAAGCGACGCTGCATGATGAGTTTGTTGGTGAATATCAACGGCAGAGTGATGAGTTAGGACTGAATGCTGATATTTCAGACAGCAAGGTCAACAAGTTGTCTCATAAATCGTTTGATAATAAAACGCCACAGAAAGCTTTCTGGACGACGTTTGACAAGTCGATTGTTAATGTATCTCTTGAACTCACAAAAGCCATTCAGCAAGGCGTAAGTGCCGAAGAATGGTCGATTATCACGGGAGGTTATTAGTTATGGACGAAGATTACGAAAACTACACTGATGATGATTATGTTGATGAGTTGAAACAATATGCTCAAGCCATTAAGAGCGAGCAAGCACAAGATGAGGCAGAACAACGCAAACAATTAGCTGAAATGGTCGGTGGTTATATGGGCCTTTGGTGGTATCTGCGTTCGTTCAGTTCTAGCACAGCTCGTAACATTCGAACTTATGCTGCGGTTGCCGATCGTGAAGCTAAGATTGAAGCGTGGACCAATGGCACACCAGAGGATAGCAAGTCCGCTAAGTTGTCAGCTGCTGCCGAAGAACGTGCCAAAAAGCTTGCGCCATTTCGTGATTTACCGGGTTCAAAAGACCAGCAAGTGATGCTGATTAATGAGTTTGGTGCCTGCGCAGTATGTGCCCCTTATGTTGGTAAGACGTACACGCTTGAAGAAGCACAAGAGTTGGTTCCGTTTCATCCTAATTGTCGTTGCACACTGGTTCGTGTTGAAAATGATTCCAAGGGTGCTTTAGTTGCGGGAATATCAGCTGGAGCTTTCCGATACCAGGATGAAAAGGGACCACAATTATCAGAGAAAGATATTGCGGAATTACTGGATTATTTTGATACGCCTGATAGCGTATTAGCTCGGGGTGAAGATGTAGATGGACACTTGGATAGTAAGGATGCGCTTGGGGTAACTTGGGACGAAAATACTATACTAATTCATTCGCAAGCAGATAGAGCCACGTTAGCTGAAGAATTGTATCACCTAAAACAATTGATGGAAGGTGCAAAGTTTGACGCAGCGCACATGAACTCAATCGAAATTGAAGCAAAGCAATTCCTTATTGATAACGCTAGTGTGTTAAAATTAAGTCAGGTAGAAATAGATGCCACATTAAGTCAAATGCAAAATTATAAGTAAGGAGTGACCGTTATGAAATATGATGTTATTTCAAGTTTTAGCTTGAATGGGAAAACTGAAGTGACTTTGGATGTCGCGGTGACTGATATGCCTACTTATACGGCTGCAATAGACGCTGATGGTAATTTATTCAAAGTTTTGAGATTTACGTTTCCAAAAACCAGTGGCATTCCAAATGCCTCACTAGTTTTAGAGGGGATTTACAAAGGCAACCGAATTGAACTATTAAATTAAGGCAAACGCTTAGCTAGAAATGGCTAGGCGTTTTTATTATGCCCAAAACGTGCTGATTGGCTTAAAAAGCTGCAAGGAATTGAGAGGCGACGGCCTTAAAACGGAGGTAGAAACATGGCTGAAGAACAGAACGGAGAACAACCCGGTGCAGGTACACCCGGTGCAGCTGACGGTGGTCAAGGTAGCGTTGAGTTTAGCGAAGAACAACAAGCACGAATTGATGTAATGATTGCTGAACGAGTATCACGAGCCAATAAGAGTGCAGAAGCGAAGGCAGCACAAGATTTGGCTGATGCTCGTGCAAAGTGGGAAGCGGATCAAGAAGAGGCGGCTAAGATTGCCCAGATGTCTGAACAACAACGCAAGGAACACGATGCTGAAAAGGCCAGTGAAGAACTTGTAGCAGCTCGAAATCGCGCTGACGAATTGCAAGCGGAGCTCACTCGTACACAAATGGTCAGTGAGGCAAGCAAGATGTTAGCTGACAAGGGCCTTGTGGCTGATGAAGACACATTGGACTTTGTAGTTCGTGATACAGCTGATGAGACGACTGCAGCAGTAGCAGCGTTCACCAAGTTGATTGATGAAAAGGTTGAAGCTAAGCGACAAGAGTCATTACGCGGAAAGACACCTAATAACCCAGGAACCACTGGGGCAAGTGGAAAGTCTTTGGGGCAGATTGCCGCCGAACGTGCTAACGGTACTGTTTCAAGTCATGTCGCAGACGATTTCTTTGGCACTAAGTGATAGGAGGATGTACGAATGAAGTACACGACGACAAAGGTTGACCAAGTGAATTGGTTGGCATCTTCAAAGTTTCAAGCGTTTACTGAGTCAGCTGATAAGGAATATGACTCAGGTGCTGTGTTTATGAAGGATGGTGCTGTTGCAGGTTTGGTTGTTAATCATGTTGTTGGTTCAACTGATGATCCAATGCCAGCATCAGTAATGGTTGAAGGGTATGTATTGCCAGACCGATTGCCAGTAGCTTTGACTGCTGACCAAGTTACTGCATTGAAGGCAATCGGTATTAAGTTCCGCGGTGAAACGGCGGCGCCGGCAACGCAAAGTGGAACGGACACCGCGACTTCTGAAAACTAATTTAAGGAGATATAACTAATGGCAAATATTTTGGATTTGTTCCCTCATCAAGATGTGTTGGATTACACCAAGACAATTAAGACGCCAGACCTTTTGGGGGCGAAGTTGTTCCCATCACGTAAGGTGCAATCTAACGACATCAAGGTATTGACGTCAGGAACTACGGCGCCAGTAATTGCTCACGTTCACGCATTTGATACTGAAGCAGAGATTGGTGACCGTACAGCACAAGTAACGGAAACTGCACCACTATTCCTAAAGAAAAAGATGATTCTTAAGGAAGATGATTTGGTTAAGTTGCGTACACCTCGAACGACTGAAGAACAAAACTACATCATTAACAATGTATATGATGATTTGGGTAACATTGTTCGTTCAATTGATGCAGCAACTGAATTGATGCGAATTCAAGCGTTGATGGCTGGTGTAATCAATACGAAGGATGCTAGCGGAAATGCATACAAGATTGATTACAAGATTGATAAGTCACAAAAGGGTACCGCAGACTTCGCGGATGCTACCAAGGACCCAATTGAACAAATTTTGGAATGGACTCAATCTGTTTCAGTAACACCAACCCGTGCAATCATGTCTCAAAAGGCTTTGTTTGCGTTGCGTAAGAACCCTAATGTTGTTGCCGATATTTTTGGTTCAAATAACGGCCGCACTGTTATGCAATCTGATTTGGACGCATTTATGACGTCTAACGGATTGCCAGTTTTGCGCGCATACGCAGGCAAGTATAACGAAGTTGACAGTAAGGGAAATAAAGTGCTCAAAAATTACGTTGCAGATAATCAATTTGCAATGTTCACTGACGAAGCAGTCGGTGAAACCGTGTATGGTTTGACACCGGAAGAGTCTCGTGCGGTTGCTGCTGGAGATGTTGAATCATCACAAGTTGGAAACATGTTTGCTGACCGATACGAAGAGACACACGATCCAATTCGCTCAGTAATCAAGGTTTCAACAATGGTTGTTCCTACGTTGGCACAAGCAGGTAACATCTTCCAAGCAACTGTTTTGTAAGGGGGTGATTTAAATGGATGTTGTCACAGACAAGAATACCGTTACGGAAATCAAAAGTTGGCTTGATGAGCACGGTATTGAATATCCGTCAGGCGCTCAAAAGGCTGATTTGTTGAAGTTGGTTCCCGGTGAACCGCAAGATGATATTGATAAGGCTGAAATTGAGGCTGTAGAGGCTCCACAATCAGAAGCAGATACATCTTCAACAACCAGTTCTGCCAGTTCTGCACCAGTCAGTGAGGCTAGTGTGGCTCAATCTGATGTGCCAGAATCATCTAGTGCAGCTGTACAACCAGAATCGCCAGCAGAGGTAGAACCAGCTCAACCAGAAGCACCGGTGAACAAAGACAATTCAGGCTATGACCCTAACATTCCAATGTGGGAGCAAATGTTGGTTAAGGAGCCTGAGTCATACGTACCAGAACCAGTTGTCCCTACTTACATCGTTAAGCCTGGGGACAAGTTGGTTGATATTGCTACTAAGCACAACATGGCTTATGCACGCTTGAAGAAGCTGAATGGCTTGACGGTTGATTATGTAGCGCCTGGACGTGTGTTGAAGTTGGCTTAGGCGGTGACTTATGGCGGACACAGCTAAGGTAATCGCACGTATTAAGCGGAACACACCACTGACTGATGATGCGTTGTTGTCTGAAATCGCTAATGATGCATTGATGAGTGCCGAAGGGGATGGATTTACTGACCCACAACTAGAAGTAGCTGCGGGTTGGTTGGGTTCACACCTTGCTTCGATTATTCAGAGTGGAAATAGTTCAGTTAAGAGCCAAAAGTTGGCCGTTATGGAAGTTACCTATCGAGATAACGCAGACGGATCATCAACATTCTTAGCTGAATACAACCGTATGCTGGATAAGCTCAATGGTGGCGGTGTCAATCGGGCATTCTTTGTGTAGGTGATTGGTATGAATGTTAATTTCAACACGACTGTCGAGACAGATGTTGACGAATTAGATGCAGCAATTGATCGTCTAGAAGCCTTAGATGGCAAGTCAACGGAAGCTGGACTATTTGGTGGCTTTGCTGCCAAAAAAGCAATGTGGCAAGAATATGGGACGTCCCGGGGTATTCCTGCACGTCCTTTTTTGCGTAACACAATGTATGAGAGTTCGGCAAAGTGGAGCCGGTCAGTCAGTGAAGATGTAATGGCGGTATTTGAGGGAGATTTACCAGGAGGAGCGGTTGTTCAACGATTGGGTGAGCAAATGGTGAAGGACGTTCGGCGCACTATTGATGCTGGAAACTTTGCACCACTAAGTTCTACCACTGTTGCTCGCAAGGGTAGCAGCAGGCCACTGATTGATACTGGTGATATGTATGCGTCAATAACGCACAGGGAGGCGTAAGCATGGATTTTTATCTTGATATGGCGTCGTTGATTGATATGTTCGGTACCACCGAAATTACAGTGTTTGAGAATTCCGACGTGAAGAGTGGTGAGTGGGCTGACGGTGAATGGCATCCTAATGGATCGGCAGTTGGTGTGGAGTTGCACGAACCGTTTTTGCCGTTCGACATTTATTCCAGCGTACTAGCCGGAGTGCTACAAGCTACGGAAGCCGGTGAAACCCAACGTGATAAAGCGTATTGGTTTTCAACACATAAGTACGGCCGAGGAACAATTGTTGTTTACGAAGGTGTGCGTTATCGAGTGATTGGTGTGACCGATTACACCGGATACTCGAACGTTACGCAATATGAGTTAGGAACGGAGGTTCAAAACAATGGCAACATTCAATGACGTGAATAGCTATGATTATCGCAAATTAAGCAAGCTATTTGCTGGCATTGCAAAGGATATGCTGGGCCTAACGCTTATTGCTTCCAATGTGCAAGGAAACCAACCCGAGGCGCCATTTGTCGTATTCGATATTATCAGTCCCTATATTCCAATTGATGAGTTTCTGGACATAACAGAGGAAGAAGCGTTCGAAGCGGTCGTGAGCTTTACAGTGTTTGATGATAATAAATTTGACGCTCTGAGAGTTGCACAAGCGCTTCGCAAAACGTTGACGCAGTTTGATGTTGACCTTCAACTGCGGGCTAGTGATGTAATCCTAGTTGAATTGATGCCGACTAACGTGCGTTCTGTCCCTGACAATGTACAGGAAGCTCATATGGTTGGATTTGATGTAAGACTACGTCTCAATGAAACGTATACGGATAGCAGCGTTGAAGTGATTGAGGACGTAGAAGTAAAAGAAAAGTGAGGTAAAGCATGGCTAATGATATTCTCGACGTTCAAGTTGTTTTGGACGTCATCAACCCAGCTTCTCCAGTTAATTTGGGGAATTTGGCAGTTTATGTAGTCGCTGACTCAGCTAATTCTGAAACAGCAATTGCTGACGTGAAATTGCGTACGGCGGATGATGTTTCAAACCTTGGCTTGACAGTGAACGCAGCCACACAAGCGATTATTGATGCATTCTTTATGCAAGATGATCACGGTGATTATTTGTACTTGTATGGTATTGACTCATCAGTTGACCAATCAAAGACAAAGGCTAAGATTTCTGAAACCATCACTGATGGTTGGGAGTTTGCGACTATTGTTTCACCAACGGCTAACGATTCGGTTGAATTGGCCAACCAAGTGGAGAAGTATGGTCGTAAGTTCGCAGTATTGGGGATGAAGACGAAGGCCGCCGCCGCAACTATTGCCGAAATTCAAGCAATTTCAGCATCACCATTTTATGGCAACGACCGTACGATTGTATTTGTTGCGAATGGTGCTTCTGGCGATAACGCACAATACGCAGCAGTTGGTGCGTTGATTGGTGCTCTTGGCAACAAGACTCCAGGTTCAATCACTTGGAAGTTTAAGACGTTGAAGGGCATTACACCATCAGAAGTGAATGGTTCAGTCTTGGGTACGGCTACTGAGTTGGGATTGATTTTGTACGTCACGAAGGCCGGTAACAACCAAACCTCAGAAGGTTTGACTACTGGTATTAAGTATATTGATGATTTGCATGCAGATGATTGGGTGCGTTCATCAATTGAGAGTGAAGTTCAAAACTTGCTCCAAACGACAGCCAAGTTGACGTATGGACCAGAGGGTATTGCACAGCTTGAAGCTGTTGTAACAACTGTTCTACGTCAAGCTACTGATAATGGGATCATTCTAACGGATGCAGAGACGGGTGCCGGAAAGTTCACTGTTTCTGCCGGAGCGCGTGAAGACCAAGACACTTCTGACGTTGCAAGTCGTAAGTACAATGGATTGTCATTCGAATACACCCGTGCTGGTGCTATTCATGATGTGACCGTTCACGGTATCATTCAAAATGTTTAGGAAGGGGTGATTATAGATGGCTGAAGTACCAACATATAACGCCAAGGACACTGTTATTACTGTCGGTGGCGTAGTAGTTAAGGGGTTCCAAGATGGTGACATGGTCTCATATACACAGAATGAAAACCGCGTGACTGCCGAGGTTGATGCACAAGGCTTTACTTCTGTATCAATTAACAACAACCGTTTGGGACAGATTACGATGAATTTGTCTGGAAACTCACCTTCGCATAAGTATTTGAACGGGATTGCAAATGCCAACAAGAGCGTGCCAATCGTCATTAAAACACCTAATGAAAAGATTTCGGCTACTCAAGCGCTTATTAATAAGCCGGCTGACGGGCAATTTGGTAAGCAAACACCAAAGCGAACATACACGTTTGTCGCTCTTGATATGGACGTTCAAGTTACTAAGTAACAAATCAGGCGTACAAGGTTCGACTCCTTGTGCGCTTTTAGTTTGCAATCGTGCAAACACATTACAGGGCCGGTGCCCGCACATTTTTGGAGGATTACATCATGGCAGAAGAAGCACAAGTACAAGCAGTAGAACAAGTGGCAGCAGTTGAAGCACAACCAGCAGTGCAAGCACCAGTGGTCGAGGCACCTAAGAAGAAGGTAAGCCGATTTGGTGAGCAAAAGGTTATTGAAATTAAGCAAGAAGACGGCAGCGTTGAGAAGTTCACGTTGCAATACCCTGGTATCCGTGCGGTATTGGATATCTACGATAACGCTCAAATGGCTAACGGTAACTTGTCACGTACTGCATTCGCTGATCAAGCTTTTGCTGAGGTAGTTGTTGACCCAGTTAAGTTGGACCTTGATTACTTCGACGAGCATGACGGCTTCAACGAATTGTTGGACCAAATTGCCGAATTTCTTGCATAAGGCAGGAGAAGAAAAATATTTAACAGATGCGCACTTGGATGAAGCCATTGAAGAAGAATGGGCATTCATTTATCCAGTTGCGGAAGGTGTAGCAACGAGAGAAGAGGTAGAGACGGCCACGTTGAAAGGGTTACAACTCTTGAACGGGCTGGCTAGTCGTAAGACTGAGGTTAGGGCTAAGGCTTTGGCATATGAATTGGCAAAGGCTCTAAGTGATGATGACATATAGCAGAGGTGGTGAATTATGGCAGGATATAGCACGACAATTAGGTCGGACGTTGAAGTTAGTGGTATTGGCGAGCTTAAACAGGCTAGTGCTGCCTTAAAGGAACTTGCGGAATCAGCGCGCAGACTTAACGGGTCTAACTTCTCTAATATGGGTGGTGGCTTCGCAAATGTTGAAGCTGGTGCGAAGAAGGCAGCTGAGGCAAACAAGTTACTAGCTAACTCTGCAAAAACGGCAGCAGAGGCCCAGAAAAACGCTTCTGCCGCTGGTACATACACCAAACAAATTGGTGAAATCAATAAATTAACTGAAGCATACGCAAAGATGGAATCCGCAGCTAAGAAAGCTGAGGCGGCTGAAAAGACGCGTTTCAGTGCGACACAAAGTAACTATCAACGTGAACGAGAACAATCAGGAACTCAAAACTTTAGCACTCCGAACTACTCTGAAACGGGGAAGAAGCTAGGTAGCTCATTTAAAGAAGCTGTTGGTATGTTCTCGCTTGGTATGTTGGGCGCAAATGCGGTTATGGGCGTGTTTGACGGCGTAAAGAACATGGTTTCTGGTGGTTGGGAAACTTTGAACGACCGCCAGCATGGTCAAGCCATGTGGGCCACATCAATTTCGGATGCCCACGGTACATCTGGTAGTGCATTGACCAGTCAATCTTCTAAGGCTAATGATCAGATTATGATGACGGCCTTGAAGGCAGGTAATAACTTTGATGAGGCAAATAGTTTTGCCAAACAGATTTATTCATCTGACGCTGGTGTCTATTCTGGTAGCCTGGGTAAAACCAATCACATGTTGAAGGGTATCTTTAATATCCAGGATGCGAACGCTTTGAATGACCGTGAAATGGAGCAATTCAAAACGGCCGTTGGTAACGTCGGTGACACGGGCAAGATGTCAGGAACGATTGCCAAGAGTTTCAACCTACTGGACGGTAAAATCACTCGTAGCATTCGTAAGGAGTACGAGAAAGAGACAGGACACGAGCTTGGTAAGAACAAGCAAGGTGGCTGGGATTGGGCGTCTGTTAGTGCTGAAATGGCTTATCGTGGTATTGATAACTACGGTAATTCTGGTGGAATTGCTAAGGCTTCTGAACGTTACAATTCAACGCTACCTGGTGTTATTCGTTCCGTGAAGGAAGGTTCTAAGGACTACATCTCTCAAGTAATGAAGACGTTTGGGGATGAAGTTGCCAAGGGTGGTGGCTTCTCTGATGTTCTGGGGAAGATTTCTAAAGCGTTCACTAGCAAGAGCTTGATTACCAATGCTGACCAATTTGCTTCTAAGTTATCCGGTTTAGCAAATGCTTTAGGAACTGGTATCAAGGAAATAGCTCCATATGCTAAGACTTTTGGTAGTGGCTTCATGTCTGGTGTAAAGGGTACGTTCAACATCATTAAAATGGGTGTTGATCAACTTAAAAGCTTTGGTTCAGCAATCGGCAAGATGATTCCGGAAGGTTCTCAAAAGCACATCATGGACGCCGTACAAGCGGTTGGTAAATTTGCGGGTGTAGCTGCAACAGTAGCCGCGTCAATGAAGGTTCTAAAGGGCGGAGCAAGTCTGCTTGGTGATGCCGGCAAGGGTATCAAAGGCATTCTAACAGGAATCACTCGAAGCAAAACTACCGGTGACAGTGTGTTTAGTCGCGCAACTAGTCAGTTTAGTGCTGCGGTTAGCCGATTTGCTGGTGCTAGTGGTGTAAAGAATGCAGCTGGTATGGCCGGTGACTCATTGCCTGGCGGGTTCAGTAAGGACGCCAAGGGAAAGTATCACCGAGCAAACGGTCAATACGCCTCTGATGCAGAAATTGCGCAACTAGAGACGAGGACCGGACGACGAGCACTTGCATCTGAAGCAGAAGCATCTGCTGGTGTGTTTGGTCGCTTGTTTAGTAAGGGACAAGAACTAAAGGGCGTTGCTGGTATTGCTGGTGAAACCGGTCGCTTAGCTAAAAATGCGGGCTTGCTATCTAGAATGGGCGGTTCGTTAGCTACAACCGTCGGGAAGGCTGGAATGGCTGTATCTGCTTCTAAGTTAGGCACTGTCGTCTCAGGTATCGGTAAAGCCGGAAAGTTCCTTGGTAAGGGAATGCCGTTGTTGAATGGTTTGTTCGCAGGAATTGACGTAATGTCAACGATGGCTACCACGCAAAAGGGCTCGCTTGCTCGACACAAGGGAGTAGGTAGCGCTGTTGGTAATGGTGTTGGTGCGACGATTGGTGGAGCTTTGGGTTCTGCTCTTGGGCCATTCGGTACTGTTGCCGGTGCAATGGCAGGTGGCTGGCTTGGTGGAAAAGCCGGCTCATGGATCGGCGGCATGTTTGGTGGAACTAAGGATGATAAGCCAAAGCAAACGGTTGCTCAAAGGAATGCCGAAGCGGTAAATAAAGCCCAAACCGCCGCACAGGCAACAATGGCAAAGCAAGACTTTGCTAGCAATATGGCGGCCTATGGTTATGACAAGAAAAACGCTAATGAATTGTATTCGCAAATTAATAAGGGAACGAATTCAAAATCAAAGGCAAAACAAATTGCAGCAGCTCGAATGCAAGAGGCTATCGACGCTGGTGATGCGGCAGCAATCTCTAAGTGGCAATCTAAGCTAAACAAACAAAACGGTATCTTGCCGGGTCAAGAAAATGTTGATAACCGTCCAAAGCGGATTAAAGCACGTCAGGTTTCACTTTCAGATGATAAGGGTGCTAAGAAGGCAGAGGCTAATGCCAAGGCGGTAAGCAAGGCTAACAAATCCGTTAAGGCGCCAAAGGGTACCGACTGGAACAAGTACGCTCTCAATGCTCAAAAAGCCTCACAGAAGGCTGATAAAGAGTTCAAGAAGAGCGCCAAGAGCATTGGAAAGACCAAGATTGCACCGAAGTCTGACAAGAAGGGCTTCGATAAGGTAAATCGCGACGCAAAGTCTGGTATGAATAAGGCTACTAAGACTGTTAAGTCAGGTGCCAAGAAAACACAAAAGGCCGGGAAGGATGCCTTTAAGTTCAAGACTTCTAAGAGTGGATTTAACAAGTTGAACCGTGATGCTAAATCAGGTATGAACAAGGTTAATCGCACTGTTAAGTCTGGATCGAAGAAGGTACAACGTTCTGGCAAGAATATGTTCAAGTTCAAGTCGTCAAAGAGTGGCTTCAATAAGCTAAATTCACAGGCAAAGAGTGGCATTAATAAGGTTGCTCGGACGGTTAAGTCAGGCGTTAAAAAGGTTCAAAACGCTGGTAAGAACGTCTTTAAGTTCAAGAGTTCTAAGAGCGGGTTTAATCAACTTAATAGCACTGCTCGTAGCGGAATGAGCCGTGTAGCCCGAACAGTTAAGTCGGGTGCTACAAAAATTCAAAATGCTGCAAAGAATGCGTTCAAGTTTAAGGCGGCAAGCTCAGGATTTAATCAGCTGAACTCACAAGCCAAGAGCGGTATTAGTCGTGTTACAAGCACGATTAAGTCGGGTTCTTCAAAGTGGGACTCAGCTATTCAATCATCTTTGAGTAAGGCAGCGTCAACCATGTCTAGTCAGTTTAGCAAGATGGCATCAACGGCTTCTTCTAAGTCGTCTGCGATTGCATCTTCAATGGCTAAAATTGGAACGGCTGCTTCGGCCGCTGCAAGCAAGGTTAACGCATTACAAAGCGCTATTGATCGTCTTAAGTCAAAGACAATCACAATTACCGCGAACGTAACTGGTAAGGGGGCTTCTAAGCTTGCTACTGGAACGCCTGGTGCGAAGTCAGCGTTCGCTTCATTGATACCTCGTTATGCTAAGGGAACGACGCAAGGAGGCCACGGCGGTGGTTTGGCTCTTGTTAATGACGCAAAGGGAGCAAACTGGCGTGAGGCATTCATGCTACCTAATGGACTTGTAGGATTGTTCCCTAACAAGCGTGATTTGATGATGCCACTGCCAACTGGTACACAAGTGTTGAATGGTGATGATACCAAGAAGATGTTCCCACGTTACGCATCTGGAACGAACGGCGCTAAGAAGGCGTTTGGTGGCGGTTCAATGGGCAACATCAATATCACGGTTAATATTTCCGGTAATGCTAGTGCGAGTGATGCCAATGCAATTGGAAACACGATTGGTGAGAAGCTTATGACAATTTTGAACCCTGAAACGATTTAGGAGGTCGTTATATGGCAACGTTAACTGATGCACACGGCCACACGGTCGAAATATTTGTGAAGAGTGAAAATGAATCAATTGATTCTAACATTTCTACTCATCCGATTGAGACGGGTTCACCGATTACGGACCACGCACAACGTGAAAGCAAGACGCACACGTTTAGTGGCCTGATTTACGGAAACGATCAGTCACAAGTTGACGCCCGTTACAATCAATTGATGTATTGGCAGAGTGGTGGAGACTTACTTCAATTTAGGGGTGCAATCCGCCACAACGACTTGCTGATTTCTCATCTTGAAAAGACCTATGATGAAGGCGGAAAAAAGAATGCTGTATCGTTCAACATTACGCTAACCGCTGTAACATTGGTTAATTTGAAATGGGATAAGGCAACTAACACAGGAAAGAAGCAAGCAGCGCCACCAGTAGACCCTGGGGTTTATGTAACAGTAGTTGCCGGTGACACTTATTGGGGTTGGTGGGTCAAATACGGCACATCAATTGACCAGTTAAGAGCATGGAATAACTGGAATGACTATCTCATTCCTATTGGAGCAAGAGCGAGGGTTAAATAATGGATCAACGAGCATTGATTGATGTAGATATTGGAAGTTTACCGGAGGAATTTGAAATCGAATTAGCAGGAAGCAATGTATTTCTGCGGTTTGATTATAATGGCCAAGGTCAATTTTTCACCGTAGACCTATACGATAATGCACATAATCCAATTGTGCTGGGCGAAAAATTAGTATACGGTCGGAGGCTTTGGGGTGATTTCACGAAACCAAGCATTCCACGTGTTGATGTAGTACCTTATGATATATCAGGCAAAGAAAACACCGTCACACTCGAAAACTTCGGGCGGACGGTGTTTTTGTATCTAATGACATTTGCGGATGACGGGGTGGACTAATGGCAATTAAAAGGATTGTGGCGTTTGGTGATTCCATTACTCAAGGTTGGGACGGTAATCGTGGTGTAACACCATGGACTGCTGAGGTATCTAAACGACTGAGTGTTCCAGTTGATAATCAGGCGGTTGGTGGGTCAACGATGTCAGGTGACAATCGAGATCATAACTTTGTTCAGCAAGTGCAAAACACAAACCTGTCGGGCTATGATGTCGCAACAATTGCGTTTGGTACAAATGACTTCGCTTACTACAATTCTTCATTGTCAGCGGTCAAATCGGCCCTCACTAATGGTATCGATACGATTAAGAGTAAGAACCCGCATATTAAGATGATTGGTATTCTGCCAATTCAGACATGGAAGGGTGCTACTAACCTAGATACCAGAAATGGGGCAGGCTATTCGCAAAATGATTTGCTAGCAGCCGAACGGTCAATCTATCAGCAATACGGAATTGCGGTACTTGATTGGCGAGATGCGCCGTTGGTAACGGCTGCTAACCATAGTCGCGCTTTGGGTGACGGAATTGTTCACCCAACTGCTGAAACATACGTCAAAATGGGTGACCGGATTGCTAAGTTCATCAAGGACAATACGGCAACCCCACCAGCACCAGCTCCCAAACCGGCACCGCAGCAAGACATTAAGCCTATTACAGCGACCGGTCAGTTCATGTTCGAGATATACATGGATATTTACACGGATAGTGGTGTGCTCCATTACGTGCATAATGCTGATCGTAATTTTTCACTGGATATTGAGTTCTCTCTGCCGTTCGATAATACGAGCGACCGAAGCGTTGGTGAGATTACAATTTGGAATATGTCTCAGATTAGTTTCAATCGTATTCACGAAGGGAATAGAGTGGTTGTTAACGCTGGGTATCACGGCGATACAGGAATTATCTTTGACGGTCAAATCTATAAAACTACCGTACCAACAAGAGAAGGCGGCGACTTGAATTACACATTGCGTGTGGTTGAAGGCACCGATTATCGAAAGTTGAAGCACGTGTCGTTGACGTTTGGTGAAGGTACCGACGCTACAACAATCATTAACAAGATTGTTCAGGTGTCTGGTATCAATCTAAACTTCGTGTCATTAGGGCGTAATTACGTGTTTAAGGAAGGTTACACAGTAGACGGTTCGCCGTTTGATGCCTTATCAGATGTAGCTGACCAAACGCGTTCAGCATTGTTCTATCGCCGTGGACAGTTAACGTTGCGGTGGTTATATGATGCCGAAGTTACCGGTAATTTCACGTTGGATAGTAAGTCGGGGTTAATTTCTTCACCAACAATGGAACGACGTGATGATGATTGGATTGAGTCAGATGATGATGACGGTCAAGGCCGCTATGAATACTCAGCTGACTCAATTCTGAATTACCGCATTACAACTGGTGAGCACGTTCATCTAGTGAGTGAGTTCGTTGATGTGTGGGCTGCCGTATTGAGCGGTGAGCACACTTTTGATGGTACAAACCCAACGACAACGTTGGAGTTAGGAGTTAAGTAATATGGCAACTACTGGTATGCGTCCCAAGAAGCGGGACAATGATGTTGCGTTTTTTACCAAGGTTCTACCGGATACGGTCAAGGCGCAATTGAATGTGGCACGTTTGGCCAAAGTAACCCGTTTATATGACGACAAGACGAAAGCAGAAGTTCAGCCTCTTGATAAGAAGTCGGATGGAAGTAGCCGCGCACCGCTGATTGGTGTTCACGTCGGCAAAACAAAACGAGATGTTATTGAGATTGGGGATGTAGTGGTTGTCTTATTTATGGACCGATCCATTGCAAACTTCGACGGGTCAAATAATGAATTTGAACTTTCAGCAAAGCGAATGCACGACTTGAACGACAGTTTCATTGTGGAGGTCTATTGATGAGAGATATTGCGTTAGATGAAGACGGAGCAATCGATTTTCATACGGTGGTAAGTGATACCAACGAAGTTATGCAGTCAATACGAATCATCCTTGAAACCAAGCTGGGAGAGATGGTTGAGGCACCTGAATTGGGGCTGGATAGGACGGATTTGTTCGAAAAGAATTTCAATTCACGATATGCAGCCGAAGCTATTCGAGAGGCGCTAGAACAGGATAGCCGGGTGACGGTTACTAATGTTTCAGTGACAGCTGATTTTAATCACAGAATTGCCACAGCGCAGGTTGATATGTCCATTGACGGAGAAGCAAAAACAACGGAGGTAGCGTTAGATGTTGGATGATAACGGATTTACACGACCAAGCCAGTCAGAGCTGGTCAGCAATTTAACCGCTAAGTGGTTGGAACTTTTCGGCAGCGATTCGGACACCTCAGAACACTCGGTTGCTGGGGTGTTTATTCGATTGCTGGCGTATTTTTTGAATTTACTCTATCAATTGGCAGAGGTTGTCTATAATTCACAGTTTATCAGCACTGCTACTGGTGTCTCGTTAGAACGACTGGCATCTAACTATGGGCTATATCGGAACCCGGCAACCCAAGCAATTGCAGAATTGAACTTTACCGGAACACCAGGCTTTGTCATTCAAGCCGGTGCGTTGTTTAAGACTGCTGACGGTTTGCAATTTCAACTAGCAGCCAACGTCATTTTATCAAGCGCTGGAACGGGTTCTGAATATGCGTATGCGGTTGATACTGGTGCTCAATATAATGTTGCACAAGACGCAATCAAGTATCAGGTAGAGCCAACTAGCGATATTTTCACAGTCGGAAATAAGGCGGTTAATAATGGGGCTGACCCAGAAACTGATAAAGAACTAGCAAACCGGATCCGTATTGCAAATGATACACGTCCATCAAGCCCTGAGAACGGTATTATCTCTGCTGTAATGGCGGTACCAAGTGTTAAGACTGTTCAAGTCGTTCAGAACAACACTATGGAAGTTGATCAATACAACAACCCGCCTAAAACTATCCACGTTTACGTTGATGGTGGGGATGAGACTAAGGTGGCGAACGCATTGTTTAATTCGGTCTCAGCCGGTGTTCAGACAGTTGGAACCATTCAGAAGAAAATGACTGACAGTGCCGGATTTAGTGGCAATATCATTGCTTTTGATTTTGCGCAAAAGGACACGCTATTTGTGAATATCAGTGCTACAACCAACTTGAATTTTGAAACAACCGGTGTTCAACAAATTCGAGATGCAGTTAATTCGTATCTATCAACTGTGCCAATGGGTGGGATTGTGCGGTTCTCGTATCTGTACAAGTACATCTATGACAACGTGAATGGAATTGATGTGGCAACTGTGACAATCGGTTTATCTGAGGCGGAATTAGCTGCTAAAGATGTTCAATTGGAGCAATTTGCTGTAGCAGTGACAAGTGCTGAAAGTATGGTGGTGACAACGAATGAATGATTTTAAAGAGACATTCCTATCGAAGCTGCCAAGTCCTATTGACCGTTATGCCAGCAAGACGGTGGCTTTTGCGGATTGGTTGCAAGCGATTTTTACACCAATTACCGATTTACTCAGAACTATTGTCTCTTTTCGTGAGATTAATAATGCGGGTGGCAAGGCATTAAACCGCATTGGTGACCAGTTCAATCAACAACGTGGTGAAGCCGATGATGATTTTTATCGCATCATGATTCGTTCTAAGCAGGCGACTAATACGGGTATCACCACTGTCAATGGATTGCTTGACGTTATATCAAGGTCGCTAAATATCAGCAAAGCTGGCATCACGATTGAGCCTTTGCGTCATTATGTTGACGGTAAGTTAAACGACGGCGAACCATTAACACTAAAAATCAGCAATATTCCGCTTGAATGGGCCCGTTCTGACTTCGAACAGAACTATATCTTGGATCGTATTAAAAACAGTGTGGCGGCCGGTGTTCGGGTTGATGAGGTTAGCTTCGTTGATAGTTCAAGCACTACGCTCAATATACGGGGTATTGCATCATCAACTTTGACTTATGAAATCGTTGGGGAGGAAGAGAATGGCTAATAAATTTACGAATTTCATCTTCACTACAGAAGGTAAGGACACCATTACACAGGTGTTGGCGGCGAAGAAAGTTGCCGCGAATGCACAGTTATCCATCAATACTGTCTACACATTCGCAACCAAGTTGAGCACGTCGTTAGTCTATACGCAGATTAGCTCACTTGGCCCAAAGCAGACTAAACCAGTTGGAACAGTGGCGCCGCAAGATAATGACACTGTTGAGATGCGTATTCAATTGGACAATGCTGATTTAACCACTGGATATAACTTGCAGGGTGTAGCAATTGTTGGTCAGTATAATGGAAATAATTTTGTTCTTGGATACATCAATTCGAATGAAACAACTAACATTCCACCTTATGACGGTACCCAGGTACAAACGGTGGCATTGGATGTTTCTTTCGCAATTTCAGACAGCAACATTGTTACGATTAACACCCAAACTGCGGGTATGTTGACGGTTGATGATTACAATGCACTGGTGAGGTTGCTCGAAACCCGGGTGGCGCCACTAGCGAGCGATTCTAAAGTAGTCCATTTAATAGGAAATGAGACTGTTTCTGATATCAAGCGCTTCAAAGAAACGATTATTGGTTCAGTGGACGGTAATGCGGGAACAGCTGATTATTTGAATGTTCATACAATCAGTTCAGACATCAATCTAGACATCATTAGCAGTAATGGTAATTACTTATCAACATCAAAGACTAAAGTAACATCAGGCAAGCCAAATGGTACGTCAGAACAATATACGTTGGTAGTTGGCGGAAACATACAACTGTTTAACGACATGAGTAATGATGCCCTTTATGTACGCAATCGAATTGATAGCAAGACCATGACGTCATGGAAGAAGATTGTTGAAGATGTTGATCAGACTTTAAATGCTAAGTACAACTATGCGCAATTGCCGACTGTAAATGGTTCTGGTGTGGCAATGCAATCTGATTTGGCAGCGGAAACAAGTTCAAGGTCAGTGGCTGATCGTGACTTGAAAACGTCAATTGCACTGGAAGCACAGACGCGTTCTGCTGCCGATATTGCGTTCGGTTCTTCGTTGGCAGCGGAAGTGACAGCACGTTCTACTGCCGACGCTTCAATTACGGCAGCTATGAATAAAGAACAAACTCTACGGTCAACTGCTGATGAATCTATCACTGCTAGTATAACGGCAGAGACAAGTGCACGTTCAGCGGCTGATACCAGCTTGAAAGCTTTGTATAGCGGACTTAACAGCGATTTTAATGATGAAATTGCTACACGTTCAGCGGCTGACAGTTCACTGTTAGGATCAACAGCTGATTTGGCCTCGCAAATAGGTAAAGAACGTGATAATCGGGTATTCAATGACAATTCGCTGGCATCAGACATTGCAAGCGAAGCTGCAAAGCGTGATCAATTGTTTGGTTCAATGGGCGATACCATAAAGGATACTTCGAATACTATTGCGTCAGTAAATGCCGGAGCTGTGCATAAAACCGGTAACGAGACTGTCAATGGTGACAAAAATTTCACAGGGAATATGCCTGGCACTACCAAGATTAATCAAATTCTTACTTCGTTAAATGGTAATAGTGTGGTTTCGATGCGCCCAGATATTCAAGCATACGAGTATAGCTCAAAGGGACTGACTTTTAGATTTATAAAGTTTGGGCCAACTGCTTTTGTCAACATTTCAGGAAAAGTTACAGAAGACATTACGTCAGAAGAGATACTTATGAGTTTTGGAGACGGAAGCAATGCTAAGGCATATGCATCTCCTTATTGGGCAGGGGGTGAAACTACTGGTTATAAAGGATCTGCAATTTCACTTGGACAAACAGGAAACTTATCAATTTGGGATGACGGCAGTATACGAATCAGCTATCGTGGGCCAAAAATAACTAAGGGAACGTGGTTAGATGGGAGCATTACTTATCTGTCTAACTCACCGTTACCGGTTAATACAATTTTAAATAATAGTTGAGGAACTGTGGAGGAAAAGAGAAGTGGGAGATTATCTAACGCCACTCATTAGCTTGCAACATTCGGATATGTTGGCTGTCTTAATTGTGGTGTCTATTCTGGATATTATTTTGGGCTATGCTAAAGCCTTTACGTTGAAAATAGTGGATAGTTCAGTGGGAACGGCCGGGATTTTGAAACATATCCTCATGGTCAGCGTTCCATTACTGATCTACCCACTTTTTTTCTTGGGTAACGCATTGGCTGCGTGGAATGCATTCGTAGTTTCGATTATTGCTTCGAATGCGGTAAGCGCTATGGAAAATTGGGTTCAAATGGGCCTACCATTTCCCGATGGATTCAAACAATATCTGCGGAACAACAAGAAGAAATTACAACAATCGTTGGAAAGTCAGGAGAAAAAGGATAATGAATAAAGCAGTTAAGCTGGTCGCCGTTGGGGCGGCCTTTTTGTTTGGCGCAACGTTTGCTGGCAACGTAACAGTTCAAGCTGATTCGCCACGGTATGACATGGTTGATGTGTCAAACCACAATGGACAAATGACAACGCCTGAATTCATTGATATGCGAGATGCATACGGTGTTAAGGCGGTTACAACTAAGATTTCAGAAGGTACAACCTATCATGACTGGACTGCGGCTGGAAACATTCGTGCCGCACAAGAAGCTGGCTTGTATATCAACGGTTATCATTACTTGCGTGCAACAACGGTAGCTGGTGCGATTGCTGAGGCCGATTATGCCGTCGCAATGGCACAAGCTGATGGCTTGCCAGTCGGAGCGGTTTTAGTTGCCGATGTTGAAGAACCAGCACAAATGGCAATGGGTGCAAATATGCAAGCTGTTGTGACGGCGTTCGAAAATGAGGTGCAAATTAAGGGTGGGTTCCGTACTACTGCATATACAATGGGGTCTCATCTTGAGGTGACGCCATACGGTGAAAAGTCATGGATTGCCTCATACCCATTCACGCCGACGTCAACTCAAAATTGGTATGCTACAGAGCACGGTTGGCAGTTTGATTCAAAGGCCACATTCCGCATGTCACTTGGTGTGTTTGATGTAAATCAGTTGTACGATAACTTCTTTACTGCGGATCAAGCGGTAATCAAGAAGAACCCAGGCGACGGCGCTACAGTATGGTCAAAGGGTGGCGTATGGTACACGGACAAGTCATTCAAGCACAAGGCCAACGGCATCAAAAAGCATATGGGTTCATATTGGTCATTTGCCTACGGTAAGCTAATCAAGTCTAACTGGACGAACTCATGGGGGATGTACTACTGGTCTGACGGTGACGGTAAGCTTGTTCAAGGAAAAGGAACTTGGAAGGGGTACACCTGGGACTTTGGAACTGATGGAACCTACTATGTTAAGAACGCAACGCCAAAGAGCCTGAATAAGTTGGTTGAACAATTGAATAAGTAAACTGGTCGAATTTAACCAGTTTTGCGACCGACAATATTGTCGGTCACGAATATAAAAAGCCCGTCTGGACTAAGTGCGATTGCACTTAATCTAGACGGGCTTTTTTGTTTAATACAAATATGCTAGTAATTATGGGTTGTATATATTAAACTAATGAATGCGGTTTAACCAGCCGTAAAAGATTTTTAAGAAGCCGATAGCGCGACTTATAAATTTTTCTTTTTTCATTGATTAAGCTAAAGCTTAATTATAACCATACTTAAGCGTTCGTATTAGTACGAGCGTTTTTTTACGTTCAAACTTTATCTGACTAGTATGAATGATCCAATTAAGAATCGTACGAAGCTGTCAGAGCGTGTTTTTGATAGTATTTAGACAAATTCTTCTACATCCGGTAAGTCCCACGACCAATCATGCTCAACTGCCTGCCAATTTCCAGTTGCAGCAGAAGGGCCGATTTTAGTTGCTAGTTCGATCCAAGTCTTAACATCAAAGAGAGTTGGCCGGAACATGGCCTTAGCAGTTGCTTCGGTGTAATCTTCCCAAACTAGGTCGTTATCTTCTAGCAAGGGTTCAACAATTTCTCGGTGCAAATTAATGTAAGCTTGCTTCGAATTAAATCCGTTAGCCACAAGTTCGTTAAACTTTCCTACATATAAAACACGTTCATCTTCGGTCTCAGATTCCAAGAAACTGTTCAGTCGTTCAATCCAGTGGGTGGTTTCTGTCAT